CGCTGACACGTCTCCAACTCCTGATCATACGGACGCATGATCATCGGCGACTGCGCGACGGTCGGCGCTTGGGTGCCGGGGAGGACGATGACGCCGCTGATATTGAAAGCGTCTGATGTAGTTGCGACACCGTTAACTTGACCGGGAGCGGCGATATAGTTGCCAGTTAACCAAGTGTTTGCAGACGGCGCAGTGTAGGTGGTACCGCACGCCACAGTAAACACAAGGACTATGCCTGCGGTATTAGCCGCAGCCCAAGTGCCATTAACGCAGCCAGGGATAGTGATAGTCTTATATTCTGGAGTGTTTACAGCATTTACAGTGTAGCTGAAAGCGTAGCTGCGATCTGAGGCACCGTTGCGGATTGAACCTGTATACGTTCCAGTACGGCCAGCATACACCCAGAATGAAAGCGTTATCGGTCGCGCGCTCGCCGTTCCCCAACCTAATCTCGCAGTGCGATAACCTTCGATGTTCTGGACAAACTGGACGTAATCGCCTGCAAGCATTGACGCTTGCGCCGTTGAAACCCCCATACTTAAAAGATACGGCAAGCCTGGAGTTAAAGTGTACAAAGCCTGTCCTGATACCAAAACACATGTGCCGTTTTTGTTGAACTGCCAACCATCGCAAATGTATTTGATAACAGACCCAGCAGAGATACTAATCCCACCTGTTCCATTTTCCTGACTGACCTCCATGCTGCCGTTGATCTGCATGCCGCTGTAGCTCATCGCGTCGAACGGCGCGGCGTAAGCTTCGACAAAGTCGCGGCGCACGGCATTGGCAGCTGCGGGCGCGGTCGGCAACGCCAGATGGCCGGTCATGGTATCGCCGCCGCGCTGGACATAGGTCAGCGCGCTGGGCGTCACAGCCAGCCATACGGTGCCGTCCCACTTGTACTGCGGGATCCCAGCCACGGCTGGGGTCGGGTACAGCTCGCCGATGATCGGAGCGGCTGGGAAGTTGATGCCCATCAGAGCCTCGCGTCTGCGAAAACAACAAACTCATAATTGTAGGCTTCAACACCTCCACCGTTGGTGAAGAAGACTGACGCTCCTTTTGAAGTGATAGCTTGAAAGTTAGGACCGCCAACAGCAAGGACAGATGATCCCGTTGCACTAGTGCAACTAGGACTGGCGCGCTTTTCCACTTTAAAATCAACGTAGGTGCCAAAGTGACCTTGCGTAGTCATAGTTGATCGGAAGCCACCAAGAACGCTTTCCCAATACCGCTTACATGTCTGCAACTCCTGATCATACGGACGCATGATGAGTGGTGACTGTGCAGCAGTTGGTGCTTGGGTGCCGGGGAGGACGGTGACGCCGGTAACGAAGATACCAGCACCGTTGCCTGTCATAAAGTTGGTCTGTCCGGTAGCAGCAATGAAGTTGCCCGCCTGCCACGCATTTACTGTTGCTGTATTAAGCGTACTGCTTGCTGCTGACAGACCGCAGAATGACAACTGTGCAGCGACTGTGTTGTTTGTCACCCATGTTCCAGCAACATCACCTGGAATAGTAACTGTCTTGTATTCCCACGCACTGGTGCCTGCGAGAGTGAGCCTTGTGACGTATGACCTAGTTGCAGTCGGACCATTACGCAGCACCATACTGCATGTCCCACCACCAACGAAGTTGGTCATGATCCAAAACGCAATCGTCACTGGTTGTGCGTTAGCTGCACCAAAACCAAGACGGCTCCAGCGATAACCCTCGATAGATTGAAGTAGGAACTGATAGTCATTTCCTGCGTTTGATGGAGGAGTAGCTGAACCGTAGAACGCAACACAATATTGGAAGCCTCTGTTAGGCACAGTTACATTCTGTGCAATAGCACTGCTACCTGTCGAACTACCATGCCCGCCAGCCCAACCATCTAAGCCGTACTTGGTGCCTGCTGTGGTTAATCCGGCACCGGCAGTTCCAAGCTCCTGACTGACCTCCATGCTGCCGTTGATCTGCATGCCGCTGTAAGCGAACGCATCGTAAGGCGCCGCGTAGGCGCGCACCGCGTCGACATATTGCTTCGGGGCAGCTTGCAGCGCGGCCGCGGGATCGGCATTCAACGTCAATGCGCCGCCCATCGTGTCGCCGGCCTTGTTGACGAACACAGAACTATCGATGGCGGGCGTGGCGACCGCCTGCACCCACTGCGAGGGGCCGGCGCCGTCGTTGTAGCGGATATAGAGCAGGCCATTGTCGCTGTCCCACCACATCGAGCCGTCCGGCGGCGAGACGGGAGGATTATCGCTGATGTAGAGCGAGGACTTGGCGTCGACGTATTGCTTCGTTGCCGCCTGCAACGCCGCCGCCGGATCGGCCGGCAGCGTGAGCGCGCCGGACATGGTATCGCCAGTGCGCTTGACGAAGGCGAGCTGGTCCTGCGACTGCGCCACCCAGGCCACGCCGTCCCAGCGATACTGCGGGACGCCGGCTTGCGGCGGGGTGGGGTGTAGCTCGCCGACCGCGGGGGCGTTGGGGAAATTGATGCCCATGCTCAGAGCCTTATGTCCGCTGTAATATGACAAGCATTAAAAGTAGCGGCCGCAGAGCCTGTTGCATTAACACTCATTTGGATACTCGTAGTTCCGGCGCTAACTATTGACCCAGGAAGATCGCCACTAGCGTTGTTCCACACTTTATCGACCGCACCTGTTGCTGGGCTATATGACTTAACAGTGGGTATGGCTCTCATGCTCGGCGAAAAGTAAAACACACCAGCGTAACTATAAAGGTCACTACCGGCAGAACGATTGCTCACCATTCCAACTTGAGTTGCAGTACCCGGTGCAGTGGCATAGTCGTAAGTCTTCTGCCAATACCGCTTACACATCAGCAACTCTTGATCGAACGGCCGCATCAGCAGCGGCGACTGCGCGGCGGTGGGCGCCTGAGTGCCGGGCAGAACGATAACACTCATCAATCTACAAGTGTCGTTGACAGCTTGTACGTTATTAACTTGTCCGGCGAGAGAGAAGTAATTGGCGCTGTACCACGTATTCGCTGATGGCGCGTTAAAAGCAGTTCCAGCCGCTTGCGTGAAGAACAAGGCGAGGCCGATACTATTAGCGTAATTCCAAACGCCATCCGTGCAACCAGGAATAGTAATTATATTCCACTGTGCGACGTTAACAGTAGCCTGTGTGTAAGAAAACACATAACTCCTGTCAGCAGCGGCGTTGCGAATAGCTCCGGTGTATAAACCTGCGCGACTATGGTTAGACCAAAAGCAAACAGTGATTGGCACCGCGTTGGCAGTACCCCACGCTAATCGTGCAGCACGGTAGCCTTCGATGTAGTGCGCAATCGCTGCGTAACCATTAGTACCGAGCGACGGCAGAGCTGTCGTTGCAAAAGCATACGCCTGATACTGTTTTCTGGGGTCACCAGTCGCGCCGATGCCACTAGTAATGACCATCCCACCTGCATAATTGACAGTCCAACCATCACAGAAATAACCGACACCAGTTCTGTTTGTTGTACCAAACTCCTGACTGACATCGAAGTTGCCGTTGGTCTGCATGCCGGAGTAGGCCATCGCATCGCCGGCGCGGGCGTCGACGTATTGCTTGGTGGCAACGCCGAGCGGAATAGTCGGGTCGGTCAAAACAGAAACCGATCCGGTTGAACGTGCAATGTACAGCGGCCCGTCGATAAACCCGCCCGCGTCATCAAATCTGCCGATTTGAAAGTTGGACCCCTGATTGCTCCCCGCTTCAGCGGCGGCATCGCAGAAGTTTACGGTCCAACGCGGCAAGTTACTGGCGTTGTATCCTCTGATCTGCGGGTTCGTTCCTGCTACCTGTTTCCTCAGACTTATCGTTGGGCTGGTAGCGTAGGAAAGTATCAATTCGCCCGTCATCGTATCGCCGGCCTTGGCCACAAACGCCGAGGTATCGACCACTGGCATCGCGGTGGCCTGCACCCACTGCGAAGAATCGCCGTCGTTGTAGCGGACGTAGAGCATGCCGTTGTCGCTGTCCCACCACATGCTGCCGGCGACGGCGTTGGACGGCGGGTCGGCGGCGATGGTCACCTGCGAGGCGGCCAGCTCCCACTGCGCGGCATTGAACGCGCCGGGGCCGTTGGCTGTGATCGCGCGCCAGATCTTGTCGGCGTTGGTGACGATGTCGCCGATCGCATAGATCGCAGCGATGTCGAAGAAGCGAATTGCTAGAAGAGGTTTTGGCGTGCCGAGCGTCGGCGTGGCGGCATCGCCAACGCTGATTTGGCGGTTGGCGGTGTTAACCGCGATCTCGCCAGGCTCAAGCGTCGGAAACGGTGTCGCCGGCGTGGATGTGCGCCGGTGGCGGTATTGGGATGTCATCGATCCCTCGTAATCAGTGCGTAATCTCGGCGAACGAGCGCCAGCGCGACAGTACTCTCAGAAAGTGCCGGCGTCGATGACCGCGGGCATCGAACTCACCGTCGCCCAGACCATGCTGCCGCCGGGCGGGCTGGCCATGCGGGCATATTGCGAGCCGTCGTTCGGGGCGTCCGGGAAAGTGCCGCCGGTCAGGCCAATGGGTCCAGCTGGGCCGACCGCGCCTTGTGGTCCCTGGGTGCCTTGCAGCCCCTGCGGGCCGGTTGGCCCCATTGGGCCGGGACCGCCGGATGGGCCGACATTGCCGACCGGACCCTGCGGGCCGATCGGTCCCTGGATCCCTTGGGGGCCGGGCGGGCCGCCGCCGGTCGCGAACGCGGTCGGGATCACCTTGCCCAGGCCGGAGACGCCGGTCGCCGTGACGACTTCGGCCGGATCGGCGTCATCACTGGTCGGCAGCCACAGGGCAACGCGGGCGTTCTGGGTCATGGGATGATGATGTCCGAGGCGTGCCAAGTTCCCCACATGCGGCAGCCAAGTTGAGGTGCCGTGGAGAACGTCAGGTTGGCGCCGGAGCTGGAGAAGTCGACGGCCGGCTCCTGGACGATGCCGTCGATCGAGATCGCCACCTCGGCGACTTGCGTGGCCGCGACCGGCTGG